ATCATAAAGTACATAACCGACAGAGCCAAAGAGATAGCGATAGAACTCGGTGAGAGCCCGTACTCGGCGGCCGTTGTGGCGAGAATAAAAGCAGAAAGTAACGAACATCTCGTTAGGTTGTCTGTTTTGAGGAGACTGTCAGCGAAAGCAAAGATGCCGATGGTTGAGGAGTGGGTTCAGTCACGCATTGACGACGGCAAGAAGGTGGTAGTCGCCGCTCACCACAGAGACATTGTTGACGAATTGGCAAGAAAGTTCGGCAACTTGCGTATTCAGGGCGGAATGTCGGTTGAGGAGGTAGAAGCACAGAAGGCAAGGTTCCAAGATGAACCCGTAGAGACTGCGCCAGTCATTGTGTTGTCTATTCAGGCAGCCAAGACAGGGCACACGCTCACTTCAGCACAGGACATTTTGTTCGTGGAATTACCGTGGACACCATCCGACTTAGACCAAACATTTAGTCGCCTACATAGAATTGGTCAAAAAGGAAGCGTCACGGCTACTTATATGCTTACTGACAACACGATAGACCAAGAGATTTATGCACTTATTGAGAAAAAACGCAAGGTAGTGAACGCTGCGACAGAAGGTGGGGAGTTTGCTGCTAGTGGTGGCGCTACACAATTAGTGCTTGACTTGCTCAACCGACACAGATAAGCCCCGGCCGTCTAGTACTTTGGAAATTTGGTATTTGGTGTACTAAGCTTGCGTTGCCGCAAGGCAAACAAGCCCAAATGAAAGGGGGTGAGCAAAATGGAAGAGTGGCAAAAGGAGGGTTTCGCTTCAGAGGAGGAATTCTTTGAGTTGCAGCGAAGCATCTGCGAGCAGGAACAGCGGGCGGAATTCATTATGAGTTACGTCGCTGGTGGTGGCTTGTCAAGCGAAGCTCAAATCGCTTGGTTTCACCACAACCACTCGTGGGGCGAGTAACCCACAGAGGCGGGGGCTGGGGCTGGCAACCCTTGCCCCTCGCCTGCGCGTGTGGCGGGGCTTACTCGGTTTTTTGGGTTGGAACTCTGCCCATTAGTTCGTCAGCAATTAGTTTTGCGTACTTTCTGCGTAACTTCCAAATCTTTTGATTCATTTCGGCCATTGCGCTTGTGCTCCGTGCCTTTTTTATTGACTCAATGTCGTAAACACCGTACTTTTTGAAGAGAATGTCGTCAATGTCGTTGTTTTCTATCAGAATGTCGGAAATCCAGTGGCCACGCTTATCTATGCTCATCAGCATTTCGCAGAGACCTTCGTAACCGAACTCGTCATAGACACGATTAGTTACTAAGTCGCAGAAGTGGGCGCGATACATTGTTTCTGCTTCTGCGGTGTGGGTCATGAACTCGCTCAGCCATACAGCAAGCTCTTCCCTTGAGGGGATATCGCCGTCTTCGCCATCAAACTCAAAGTCTTCGTCCATAAGCCTGCCTTCCGCTATACCGGGGCTCTAGTAGTCAATGATACTTGCGACAACTGTCAAGCCAGCGACAGGATAACTTCTTGTGCTAATACTTTCTTTTGCGTCACCCATGAATTGTTATTCATTGAAGCGAGCGCGCGCTCATCTGCTTTTGCATCACGATAATGGTCAAGGTATTCAGCAATAGCGTTGTATGCACTCCATCCGTTGTACCCGTAGCCACCGGCATTTCGCTCATTGTCATAGACTCCACGAACAAGCGCTACTACTCCATCACGGTTTTTCTTTTGTCTATCCGTACCGTTTGATTCTCCCGGAAACACCTTGTCAAGTATCGTTGCTAGTTGCGCACTTCGTGGTGGAACCTTTACGGCTAGCAAACGATTCGCTGTCAGTTGGAATGACTTAGCCCACTCAGTTGATATTTCTAGAACTTTTTGCGATTCCTCTATAGCGCTATCTGCGTTACGAGTATGCCGGGCGGTGAACACCCGGCGAGCAGATGCCTGACCGGCAATTACCGTGTTCTTACATACCGCACGAATTGAGGTATTGGCAAACGTAATCGCTGTCTTGCCATCGTGACCATTGCGAACCAGTAGGTAACGGTCTATCTTGTCGTTGATACCCGTGGGGTCAATGACGAGAGCGCCCAAGTCAAGCGAACTAAAGAACTCTCTGCCTTCGTCAAGCACGCCACAAGTGTCCACTACTGCGTCTCCCTTGGAAGCCCCGACTATTGCGAGGGCGTAGTCCAAGCACTCACGGTTTTGCTGTACCACATAGCGAGTGCCTACGGTGGCCAGTCCGTCAAAGGTGCCATCAGGGTTCACTCTTACTGTCGCTCGGCTGTCTTTGATGAGAATCGGTGTGCCGTCAGGATTTCTAATCAAACTGCCATCAGCGTCAACGACTGCGACCTTCGTTGTAACCACGTCAAAGTCAGCCTGCGCTGCCTGAAGCATCGCCTCTGCTGTCTGCAAGCCCTTCATAGGCACTCCTAGGCGGTGCCATGGCACTTCACGGTCTGCATAAGCCATCTTTGCTACGCCCTTAGTGTCTGTCTCCAGCATATGCGCCATAACTTCGTGCCTCTCGCTCTTACTTCCAGTTAGATTTATCTAAAGGAAAGCATACACTCACCCTCCGCTCTATAGTGGATGGCGGGGCTGCATCGACACAGCAAAAGGGGCAGGCTGTGATACCTGCCCCTCGCTCTCGCTGTGTTAGATGTATTCGTTATTCAGCCAGTCATCATTCGACTTGGTGGCTGTGAACTCACCAAACAATTGGCGAGCATATGGGGCGACAATCTCAGCACCTCGCTTTACCGTCTGAAACTGCGTTACCTTTCTGCCTGCCTTGTATCCAATGGCACTACCTGCGCCAAAGGATACGACCGCTGTGAACATCATCAACACCATCGTTACCAATATCGTGGTCATTTTTTCTCCCTTTCAGTTGAGAACTTCCTTACACCTGTAAGTATAGGGACATTTGTAGTCCCTGTCAAGTCACCCGTAGGCTACCCGTGGAACCTTATTTCTTGCCCCACTTGGATTACTTGACCGTACTTCGCTACTAGGTCATCGGTTGCCTTCAGCGTGTTGCCTTGACACCACTTGACTGCGAGACCGCTTAGCGTGTCGCCTTCTTGGGCAATCACTCGGTCAATATCGCAACGATAACTCTCATCGCCTCGCATTGCGACAATCATTGCGAATATCACAACGAGAAACACCAACGGGAGTGTGATTAGGTCACGCCTGTTTGTTCGGTTTGTGTGGTACTTGTTCATTGCCTGCCCCTTTCAGTAGGTACTAATTACACTAGGGTAGTTTGTGTCACAGGTCAAGCATTTGCGAGCCTTATGGGCATTGGGTTTCACCCGTAGGGCTACCCGTGGGCACTGCGCCAACTTCATAAGCATTGGTAGGTGGCAAGGTGGGTGTGCTATGACACTGTATGCCGGGGCTTATGGCCTGCTATTGCTTAGGTGCGACTATCCACTCTCCACCACTAGCAAACACTGTCTCTCCCTCGAGCGTGCTTGACCATGCGTAGTTACAGCAAGGCTTCGCTTCGTATGGACTATGGTGACCGCCACTCTCTATCGACTTGGCTAGCAGTGGGAAGGTATCAAGAAACTTCACAACGCAATCGTGGCAGATACTCCATGACCTCGGCTCATCATCAGCCATCAACGCTTCGAGGTTGTCAGTGAAACCAGCATAGAAACCAAAGTGTTCATAGGGCAAGTACCAGCCACCATCTATCGTTTTTGCTGTAGGCATACTGGCCTGCCTCGCTTGACCACAAGCGTCACACTTCACTGCGTTGCTCATAGTGCGTACTCTCCTCGCTTCATTCGGTAGTGCGCCACTAGGTCATCACTACTGTTACTGCAAGGTGACCACACTACGTCTGCTTCGGTGAAGGTATCATCGAGCCTCAAGTGGACTACGACATAGTCGAGGGCATCGTCAGCGTGCCATGCGATATACCTCATGCAACCAACGAGGGTAGAGCGATACTCGAAGTGTTCAGGTAGGTCATAGCGACACATCGACCATGCATCACCATACGAGGGACATTCCACTACTGCGTACCTGCGTGTATCTTTCTCTACTCTCATGGGGTAGGCGTATCTCTTGACGCCCGTATGCCACCCGTGCGCCTTGCGTTAGTCATTGTCTCTCAACTTCATAGCAAAGTACATCAGTGCCAATGCCACTAGGCACATAAGTTCCAAGACTCTATCGCCGTTCATCACTCATAATCTACTGCGTCATCGTTGCTGTTAGCGAGGCTGAACTTGGGCATAACGAATAGCGTGTTGCCTATGCTGTAGGCGTTACGACTTGCGTTGTAGATAGCGTCAGGGAACAAGCGAACCAAGTCAATCGCTGTCAATGGCGTATCGCTTAGGTGAACTATGTTTCGTATTCGTGCCATCGTCGTTGTCGTTCGCTTTACTTGGTGCTAGCGACTACGTTTGCGTAGTAAATGTCATCGCACCACTCGGACAACTTAGCCAAGTCGGCAACCAACGAACCTTGAGTGTCGAGCAATACCCGCAACCCATCGGGCAGCGTTTGCGAATTGCTGTCACCATTGCGCGCTATGCGCTGTATCGCCCTTGCTAGTTCCCAAGCGAATTTCGATACGTCAGTGAAGTTGTTTGGATTAGATACCATAATGTCCCCTTTGTGTAGTAGTTATCACAATACTAGCACATCGAATACCAGATTTCCAAAGGGGTAAGCGGGGCTCTTCGAACACCTGTTCGCCCTTGGTGAGCACCCGTTTACCAAATTTTTAGGATTGCCGTATCTTAAATAGATTTATCTAAAGCGGCTCTTAGAGGTCTTCTTCTTGGCTTTTGACGCCAGGTAGGCATCCATGTCGTCTATGCGTGTCACAAGCTCTCGTATGCTCGTCCAGTCAGCCTTATCGCCTAAGTGCATGGCCGCCGTTTTAAGCTCCCAGCGCATGTCTGAGTCGAATCCCATGTCGATGAGT